TATTTGTCTTTCTCTTTTTTCGGGTGCAAAGAATGTTTTAGTTTTTTCTACACCTTCTACTATTGCAAGATTATCATCATCTGAAGTATCTTTAAAAACATATAAACCTGTGCCGTCATCTGTAGCGAAGAAACTTTCTCTAGTTCTAAAAGTAAATGTCACTCCGTCTATCTGACTTGTAAACTGTGTGCCCTTTGCAAGTTGTAATCTTGCCGGTCTGCCAGTTACACCTGCTAGGTTTACATTTAGATTTACAGTTGCAATCGCAGCTTTTCTAGAAGATACTTCATAACCCAATGTTTGTGCATGTGATACTACTGAACTGCGCAATTGTGCTGTAGTAAGAAATGCTTCATTGAGAGCAAAGTTAGCTGTCAGACCGTTGATATGACTATTATACGCTAATACATCTAAAACGTTCGATAATCCGGAAGCTTCAAAATCATAATCAGAAAACTCACCTTTATTCTTAAAGAAATTCTTTAAGTTATTTTTTATGTTTGTAAAGTCAAGGTCGGAAGATTTAATTTGTGCTGCCATTTATCTTAGCCTCGTTAAATTTAAGTCGAGTGTAACAGTTTCACCGACACTTAGTATTTCAAACACTACTGTTATTCTTACATTATTTGTATCAGGACGTAAGTTTACATCAACATTAATAACCCGTGCTCTTGGTTCATGTAATTCAACTGCTTCAATAACGTTATCAGCTATAAGCTCAGCTTCATCGCCTGTCTCTAACTCAAAAAGAAAATCATTTAAATTACCACCAAATGTAGTATCAAAAGGTTTTTCATATCTGTTAGTCAACAATAAATTTTTAACTGACTGCTTGACTGCAGCTATCGAAGTTTTCTTAAAAATGTCACCTGCAGGCTTTGGCGTAAATGTCAAATCAAGGTCAGAATAATCAAGGCTTCTAGACCCAACGATTGAAGTACCAAACTGATTTCCGTCTTCTATAGAAAATGCTTTTGCCATGTTTCTATTTATACCACTTCGACTAATTCGTTCGTACTTTGTACATAGTTGTTGAAGCGAGTTTCTATTTCATTTGTGTATTTTGGTTTATAATCAGTTCCAACTTCAGGCATAACTAGTATGATTTGTGCTGTTAAGCTCCCATCAACGTTATAAGTATCATAACTTAAAATCATTTTTTCAAATTGTAGTGAATCTTTCCACCACAACGCTAGATCAAAAGTTTTCTTTTTGTCTATCTGCCCTTTACGATTTCTTAGTTCATATACCACACAGCGGCCTTTAGCTTTGAGATCGTTAATCCCACCTTCAGTTAAAACTTCGTTAGGACCAGATCTGTATATGCCTTCAGCTACAACTAAACGATACTCTTCATACTCATCGTCATCTATCATTATTGACTTTAAAACTTGTCCATGCAAATATAAATTACGTGCTATTTTAACGCGTTCTTCTAATTTAGTAACATGATCAAATGTTATTGAATCACCATAACCACCTAAGAACTTAGCTATCGTAATACCATGATCTATTTCTGTTCTTGCTCTTATGTCTGCTTGATTTTCAGGCTTATACTTAGGGTGTGGAACAATCTCTATTTCTGAGTTAACAACTGACCCTTGAAACCTTTTTGCCTCGGCACCAACACTTTTACCAAGAACACTTCTAGATCTTACACGTCTTGGTGTTGCTTCATTAGAGATAACTCTATCAACACCTGGTGGTACACTATTTGAAAATGTGGCTGATATTGTATCTTCGGCTATAAGTGTGCCTACAAACTTTGTTTTCTTTTGATTCAATGGATCTCTTAATTTTGATCTGGCTTCCGTAGTACTAAGTGTTCTATCTGATACACCCTCATAGTCTGCATTCCTGTTTACCTGATTGAATAGTATATTGCCTTGGTCAATTGTCACAGTCCTGACAGCGAATTCTGATTCACCTAGATAAGAAGTAAGAATGGAAGATGTAGGTTCAGCAGTTTCTTTATTAGTCGCCGGTGTCAAGGTAACAGTGGCCTGCGCACTACCTGCAGATGCACCCAAGGCAGCTGTACCCGCAGTACCAGCAGTACTAGCATTGCCTGACAAGTTACCGTTAAAAGTTGGTGCTTCCATTCCAACACTAGCGTGGACGCTGTTAGATGCATGCATAGAAGTAGAATTTACACGATCACTATGAGTAGTATTTGCATATATTACCATGCCGTCACCACCCATCGTACCTGTTGCACCAATAGCTGTCAAGTCAGTAGCACCAATGTTAATGCTAGGTGCAGATAGTACTGCTTCAGCTTCAGAAGTATGTGTCATAATACCTTTTGATAAAAACTCTGTAGTAGACCCATACATTGTAGAAGCTGCACCTTTGATAAATGTATTATCGCCGCCATGTGTCAAGTTAGTAGTGCTTTTAATTACCTGTCTATAATAGTTACCACCTATCAACGATTGTACGTTCTTACCAATGTCTTGTCTGTAACCACCTTTTATGTCTTCTTCGTGATCACCAAACACGTCAACGTTATAACTTCCACCTACGCTTAAATCGAAATCACCATCGACTCTCATCTTTACATTGCCATGGTACGTTATGTCACCGTCACCTTCAATAATAATTTTTTCATCACCTGCGCTTATGCGCACTGTGTTCTTTGTGCTGTAGATAAGTATTGTGCCGTCAGGCTGTATCTCTACACCTGAACCTTTACGATGTTTTATGAGTATACGTTCACGTCCAGGTGTATCATCATATTCTTGTACGTGGCCTGATACCGTTTTACGTACCTGATTATATGGATATTCTGAAGATGCAAAATCTTTAAACTCTAAGTCAGTACCAATAGTGCTACCGCCGTACGGCAGCGTGTTTTCTTCTATACCTCGTGCTTCAAGATTTGTAGATTGCCTACCAGTATATTGTCTAAAGGGATATGTGTCTGTGTTATCAACAAATCCATCTGGATTTCTTTCTAGATTTTCAGGAATTTGCATTTGCTTGATTTGTTTATCGCTAATTGTCATCCGTCTTCATCCTCACTATATCTCTTAAGATAATCACTTACTTCAAAACCTGGTCCTAAAGCTAAATCGTTTAGTAAATCATCGTGTGTGTAAGCTTCTACATAAGGAAATACTTTTACTATTGTGCTAAGAACTTTGTCTATACTTCTCCATGACTCGTCTGTAATTGATTTTTTGCTATAGGTCTGTTGGGTTTTTTCATCAGTTGCAACCGAGTGGCCTGCATCGATTATTATGCTGATGCCATCTTTTAGTTGTTGATCAGCAAATTCTAAATCAATTTCTGCAGGTTTAAAACCTATGTCAGCAAAAGCATTTACTAAACCACCTATAGCGTCTCTATCAGCAGCATAACTTTTTGTGTTAGGAAATGTTTCGAGTGGCATCACTCTTTCAATAGTTCCGTTCTTATTAATAAAGTAATGCATCCATGCGGCACGTTCTCTTTCTGGAATATTGTTAGTACCTAAATTCATGATCTGATATTGAATTTGCTTAGCTTTTATTATTCCATCATTGTATGCTTTAGCGTTTGTAAATTTAACGTCAGCAGCACTTCCTGTCCAACCCATATTAACGTTAGTAATTTTTCTTTGAATTGTTTTTAATTCTAATTCTAATTCTTGCGCACTCGTAACTCGCGTGTATATGAAATCACCTACTTGACCTGACGTAATGCCGATCTTTTCAATAGGTGTAGTAGGTTCAGCGTCTATTTTAAGTGAACCTTTCTGCACTGAACTAAATAAATCTGTAAATCCTTTTTCGTTAATAATGTTTGTAGGAATTTCTACGTCTGAAGCTTGACCTATTTCAGGTATTACCTGCCCTAGTTCTTTAGAAGTTGCACCTCCTAAAGATTTACTTCCAACATTACCTAAAATATTTCCAAAGTCAACGCCCATATTACCAAATGGTAAACGTTCTACGACTTGATCTAAACTTATTCCACTCTCTTGTTTTAATTTTTGCTGTATAAGACCAGCATCCGGTGCAGTTGGAGTATCAATTGGAAAATCATCCACAGGTATTTTCATTTTAAAAGAACCTAATGGATTATCTAATTGTTCCATTTGAATTTTAGATGTCAATTTTTGCTCAACTACAATCTCATCTACAGGATCATTAGATGGATCTAAAAGTTTATCAGCTTGTTCTGGTAATGTCTTAACCAGATCTGTTACACCGTCTGCATCAAATCCAAACTTTCTAGCTGCCTCTTGAAAATTTGGATCTGCAGCAGCTTTTTCAGCTGCAAGTTTTACATTTGCATCTATTTCATCTCTGTTCAAAGCATAAGCTTCTAGTAAAGTAGCACGTATAGCTTTTGGATTTGCACCTGTAATTGCTGGGTGAATGATATTATTTTCTGCTGAAGTTTTACCTGTTAAAGCATCTATAGCGGTTTTGTTTACTGACGATGGTGTTTTAGTGTTAGGTGTTTCGCCAAGTGTACTCGTAGCTTTTGCAGGTATGGGGTTTGGTTTACCCTTCTTCTTTGCTTCAGCAGCTTTTGCTTCTTGGGCCAGTGTTTGGAATCCACCTATCAAAGTTCCAATGTCACTTGAACCTTCTGCAAAATCACCAAATAGTTTTACAGCTTTCTTTTGTCGAGCCTTTTCATCAGCCGATAATGCATCAGATGCTTCCACAATTTGATTAAGCTGATTTTGAAAACCAGTTCTTGTAATTCCGTCAGCCATTACGATGTCATCTTTCTAAAAATTTCATTTGCTGCATCTATTCTTTTTTGTTGCTTTTTAAGTTTTGGATTTTCAAACCTATCTTCAAATATTAAACAAGCTTCTTCAGGTGTTTTAGCTCTTTTAAGTTCGTTGTACCTGTAATACTCTTTCATATCATTTAATTCTTTGATAGTAAATAGAAGCTGTGCATATAAGCTCTGCCATCTTAAATTTCTCTTTGAAGCAAACTGCACAAGGTTGCCATACCTATTACCAGCAGACTCTGCAGAGTTCCACTGCGCAATTCCAAACGATCTTTCTGGTGGCGCTGAGGCTGCAACTGTATCAAGATCACCAGTAATTTGTGCACCTGACTCTATGTAAAAATTTCCAAGTATGCCACAAGTTTGTTCTGCAGTAAAACCTCCACCCTCTTGAGTTAAGAAGAAGTTAAATGCTCTTTCTATATTACTAGAACCACTAAGATATTGTGCATCTGTTTCTTTTGCTGTTTTTGGTATTGTTAAATCTGGCCTATCTACTCCACCTGCATGTTGTAGTTCATCTGGCAAATTTGGATCTAAATAACCCTGATTCACAGATTTTTCATATCTAGGTATCGAACTAAGTATCAGAGGCAACTGTGAATTTTTACCATCTAAGAATATGCCCCACACTTGTGCCTGTGGTTTTATACCTATGTTAGTACCTAAACCTGAACTACCACCCTCAGTCACTGGCACTACTACTTGAGCCCAAGGTAAATCACCGTCTGGTACATCGCCTGTATTTTCACTATGTACGCCAAATATTCTAACCTTGACTCTACCCAGTTCTAAAGGATCGTTCAAACTCTTTACAGTTCCAACAAACCATCTTGTCTCATCACCATAATAATCTTTATGAGTATTTGGAATCATAAAGGACTCCTTAAAAATTTATCATCTTTATAAGAAGTGAGCTTAGTGCATTGTAAATGTAAATCATATTTTTCAGAACGAATAGAATGCTTACACCCGTATATTAAATAGTCACCGGATTTTTTCAAATCAAATTTCATATCTTGATTGTTAGGCCTGTTAGATTTAAAACCTATACGTATAACGTTACCAGTAGTTCTGTGATATGAACCCTGCAAAAACCCTGAACCTGATATTCTGATACTTATAGAATCTTTCATTAATAAATGTTTTAAAGATCTATTGTTTACTTTTTGTAAGTGATTTGAGTTTTCAGTTTCTTCATCGTAACTTTTGAATCTATTAGTTCCATCATCATATACACCTGATTGCGAAAGCTGATAAATCTTTCTAGACATAGTGGATGATATTGTTCCCAGTTGATCATTGAGAACTAAATCTATGGGCAAATTTACTCTTTTATTTTTATCTTCATTTACATCATCGAGTGGGTTACTTATATCAAAATTTTGTCTTGTAAATCTACCGGCATGTGAATCATAATAACTGTAAGTAGCACCCACTAAACCATTACCAACTAAATTATATAAATTGTCTGTGTCTACATGACTGTAATTCATAATTGGATAATATCTAAATTTACCTTTTTCGTTTTCTGTATACAAATTGTTTACGCCATGTACAAAAGGTGACTGAGAATTTATAGGTGCTGAATTCATCATCATCTTTAAGTCTGCTACGTTTAACTTGTCACCTATAAAACTTGAAAAAAGATAATATGGCATACCTTCAGAAGTTGTCATTCTATTCTTAATCCAAGACATTGCAGCCAAAGGTTCTAAGTTTGGTACGATGATCTTCATTTTATTTTCATGTACATCGCTATTTGCAAAATATATTTCTTTTTGTAAAAACTCTGTACTAATTTTTTCTATGATTGTTTGTGGAGAACCTGTATAACTTTTGTTTACATTAAGAAATCTTGATATGAAAGCTATGTCTTCCATAAAGTGAAGTGTTACAAGTTCTGAAGTTTCATTTACCTTTGCTGTATTAATTATCGAATCAATGTAAAAAACTTTTTCAATCATTTTAGATTGATCAGACTGTTTTATTTTTATAGTGATTGTTTCACCACCGTCAAACATAATCCTATCGAGCAATCTTTCTGTATCTATGAAAGCAATCTGCCCCGTAACATAAGGCAAATCTAAATGTTCGAATATTTCAATATCCGTCACTAATCCGTATATGTTTATGCCGGCAGGATTTATAAATCGACTCGAGTTTATTAGAACTGAATCAATTTCCGCGCCACGTGTAACTCTTTCTTGTGACATTATACTTCAATTGCTTGTTTAAATATAGAAATTCTC